AGAAATAAAAATTGTTTTGTATCGCGACAATAGAAAATACCGCCGGCCCCGGTAACTTGCTTCATAATAATAATTATTAGTTATATATTATGGTAACAGTAAAATAGACCACAATCCTGCGGTGTATTCACCTTCGTATGATTTAATCCATTCACCTGTATTTGTAGGAATATCCTCGTCAATAGCACCTGTCCACTTATACTGAATGCCTGTTTTAGTATTTGTTACATAGTGTATGCCTTTATTAGCACTAGCATCAAAACTTACAACCCAGTTTGTGCCATCATATTGAATAATATCAAACTTACTTGCTACTAAATCGGCTGCGCCCTTCCAACCATCAGCACCGTCCGTATTAGCAGAGTCACCAATATCTTCTAATATTAGATAACGCTGACCTGTAGTTGCGGCAGGTAAACCACCACCAGGAACATTTTTAAGAGGATTAATAATTGCATTAATAGCAGTTTGTGTATTTGTTGGAATAGTATCTGTGTCTACAGTAAATTTTAATATATAGTCATCATCTGAATCGTATTCTACAGTACCAACAATTTCTGAGAAATCATCAACTCCTCCGGTTGTGTTTTGAAAATTAGTTAATAATTTAACTTGGCTAATACCGTCTTTAAGATCACCAAATTGCGATATAACTTGTTTCCATGGAATATCGTCACCGTATTTTATTGGAATATGATCAAACGTTACATCTTCTTTTGTGTCTCCGCTTATTGGTTCGCCAACACTTAATACTTTAAGTTCGCCGTTTAATAATAATACACCATAATTGAGTGGTGTAAAATATTGTCTGCTACCCATTAGTTTTGTTTCATCAAGTACACTATCTGCTAAGTTTCCGCTACCATCAAATATACCCATAACAACCTTAGAAATAACACCAAGGCGTTTAATAATAGCCGGAGGATTAACCCATACAGGAATTTCAAATGTTAGTGTAGCAATATCAATTTGATCTTCAGTACCTACAGGAACAGTTCTATTACTAAAACTAATATCAGTAAGTTCAACATATGATATAGAAGTCCAGTCTACATAATTGTCTGTCGTTTGTATTTCTAGATTTGGATTAAACATGTAAAATAATTGCTCTGTAAGTTGCAGTTTTTGTTCCATGTTGCTTGTCCATATGTCAGCATTAACTGTTAATTTATATGGACTTGGCATACTACGTTCAATACTATAACTATCTCCAGGCCCAGCTGCATATTTGCCTGTGTCTTTGTTATAAAATCGTTCTTTAATGTGAATTTTATCTACATGAGAAGGAGCCATTATTCTATCACGATCATACTGTATACCAGTGATATAACAAGAAACACGCGGAACAGTATTAAGTGCGTTTTCACTATTTTTGCGAATAATGCTTGCTACCTGTCTTGAGATATCACCGTATGTAACAGGAACTCTTATTAACGCAGAGTTACCATCTGAGTCTTTTCCGGTTTCAACATAAAAGTGAGATAAGAGACGAATGAATTGGGCCATGTATCGTCTTATTTGCCCATCGTAAAAAAATCCAACTACTTATCCTCCTTTTTAAACCATACTCTTTTATAGATATGCATTATTCTTCATCCTCTCTTGCACGTAGTACATTAGATAAACTTTGGCGTGCTTTTACTTCGCTGCCGTCTGCTAAAGTAATAGAAGTCTTATCATTAAACGTTTTAGTTCTATATGTATAACGATCTGTGTAGTTAGTAATTTGCATACGAACATTATCTTCAACGAATGCCCATTTTTTGCCATTAAAAATATACAATCTATTAGGCATATAATCTACACGTAATACGTATTCTCCCTTAACAGGAGTAGCAGGGAAACTTGTTAAAAGTGTCGCCGGCGCTCCATTTGGTGGCACCCCGTCGCCTGCCAAGTAATGACTAATTTTTTCTTCAGACATTCCATAAAATACGTCAGCACTTTCTTTCTCAGCATCAGAAGTAAGTGAACCATCATCTGCAGAAACTAATAATATAGATCCGTCGTCTTTCGATGGCGCAATCCAAAAACGTGTTGTGTCGTAACCACTTCTACCGTCTACTACATCTTGTACATATGGAGCCATTGCTTCTGCTTGCTTAACTACGGCATCATTAATTTCTAAGTTCTTACTATAATCACTTAAAATACTTTTTAGTGTATCATCCTCTCCATCGACGCCTGAAGTAATATCGCCAATAATATCTCTGTATTCTTGTGCATCAACAAGTGGTGTACATTTAACTCGCCATAAATGAGGATACCAAGTTTGGCTAAACCCTTCTGCGGCTCGGTTTCCATCTTGAACTACGTAGTATCGTTTTAAACTTTCGTATACTTTGTCAACTTCTTCATCTTCTAAGGCATGATCATCTTGAAGATGCGGAAGTTCAATAACATCGCCACTAATTAACTTTCTGCCTAAAATATCAACCATATCATTAAGATGGAACGTAATGAATATAGTATCGTTTTGCAAAAACAAGCCAAATTGAGATAAATCAAAATCTATATCTTGTACGTTATAGAGTCCCTTCATAAAATTAACGTCTTTTTCATATTTTCGATCTCTGTTTTCCATAAACAATAGATCTTGTATGTTAGATACGGATTGGTTTTCGTATAATGGTTGATCAGCCTTCTTTGTGTTGCCTTGGTTAACTGGACCTAGGTATTTGTGAACATTAACTCCAGTGCCACCAATGATAAATTGCTCACGGATGCGATTATCCATGAACTTAAAATCGTTACCTTTGGTCGGTTTCCATAGCGATAATCTTGGCATTATAAAAAACTCTTATTAATTAAACACTTATATAGTGTATTTTATTGACTTTTTTCGGATTTGTCTATATAATACTATTTAGCACTATATATTCATATTATGGAGTAAAATTATGGCCGCTAAAAAGAAAAAAGCAAAGAAACGAGTATCTAAAAAAGTTGACGGAGCATTTGCAGAGCCTACGTGGGATGATGTAAGTTTTACGTCTGAAGAAATACTAGATTTGGACGACGAAATAAAAACTGAAATTAACCTGCGTATTACGCAAGGCCTCAATTTTTATAATTATCACCACACGTTCAAGGACAGTAAGCAACCGCTTATTGAATGGATGAAATCGCAAAAGGTTGTTGATAAAGTGGCAATTGCGGCAATAAAGGATGCGCCAGATTACCAAATTGGTATTACTGCCGGCTCCGTTGCTCGTATGCTACTCAAAGGCGCTCCGCCAATGGATAATCTTCTCGCTGGACTTAAAAAGAGAATTCGCATAATTGTCGAGTCTATTGAAAATCCACAAGGCTGGGGAGAGGATACCGCAAAGCCAAAAGAGAAACCAAAAGCGGCTCAAGTTATCTCTATTCAGGATCGCATGATAGAGAAAATAAACAATTTTGTTGGCGAGTACATTGAAGGTGCTGTTGACGACATGATTGCCAATGGCTTTAAGTCAGATTTCAAATTGTCCACTTTGCTACAAACACATAACATATCTGGCAAAGCGGCCGGACTTATTCCTAGGATGTTTGAGAATGAGATTGCGGATCTTACACTATTAATTAATGGTGTAGATAAAGAAGATGAGATGGAAGCACAATTATTAGAAGGCTATCCATATAAAAAGTCAGAGTTAAAGAAGTTACTTGCTTTTTACTCTGCTATTGTTGCAGACGCTGAGCATCATGCTAATCTACAAAAAGCAACTCGCAAGGTGCGTAAGAAGAAAGCACTAAGCAAAGAGAAGTTGATTGGCAAGATTAAGTATAAAATACAGGACGAAAAACTAAAACTTGTCTCGATAGATCCAAAAGACATAATTGGTGCTAACGAACTTTGGGTTTACAACACAAAGAATCGCAAGATTGGCAAGTATGTTGCCTCTAACATTGATCCAAAGGGTATGGCTAGGGATGGCACAGGGTTAAGCATTAAAGGCACTACTATTATAGGTTTTGACGAGAAGTTAAGCAGACAAAAAACATTGCGTAAGCCAGAAGACTCGCTAAAAGAGTTTAAGAGTGCGGGCAAGGTTGCTTTACGCAAGTTCTTAGATGAATTGACCACCACAGACACGAAACTTAACGGGAGGGTAAACTCTGATACTATATTACTTAAGGTAATCTAATAAATATATGTATGGCAACAAAAGAATTAACCAAACTTAAAAATGCGTTATTCACAAATGTTAGATTACGTTTAGGTGAGAGAATCATTGATATTGAACTAGACAACGAGCATTTGGAAGTAGCATTAAACAATGCTGTTAACAGATATCGTCAAATGAGTGCTAACAGTGTTGAAGAGTCTTATGGCTTTTTAACATTAGAGAAAAATAAACAAGAGTATTTTTTAGACGATAATATTTTAGAAGTTAGACAAATATTTAGAAGAACTATTGGTAGCACAAGTGGTGAAGGTGCTTCAAACTTTGAGCCATTCGAAGCAGGTTACATGAATATGTATATGCTACAGGCAGGTAGAGTAGGTGGTTTAGCAACATATGAATTATTTGCTGGATATCAAGAAACAGCATCAAGAATGTTTGGTGGATTTATTAATTATACATGGGATTCAGTAACTAAAAAACTTACAATCGTTCGTAAAGTTGACGGTGACACTGAAAGCGTATTACTTTGGTTATATAACCAAAAACCACTTGAAAATATAATTCAACACCATATGACAAAGAAATGGATAGAAGATTATACACTCGCAATGTGCAAGCAAATACTCGGCGAAGCACGTTCCAAATTTGCTACAATCGCTGGACCACAAGGTGGTACAACGATGAATGGTAGTGAATTAAAAGCAGAAGGCCAACAAGAGATGGTTGATCTAGCATTACAATTACAAAACTTTGAAGATGGTGGCACACCGATGTCATTCGTCATTGGATAATATTACACACACACAGGAGAACCACAGATGGGAACCGTGATTTTTATCATGGTAGTAGTCGCACTCGTAGCGGCAACACTCTACATTCACAATAAAACACAATAACATTTAAACATATGATTATAGGACTAGTAGGATTCAAAGGCTGTGGTAAAGACACTGTCGCAAATTATCTTATCGATAATAGTAGAGAAACATGGATTAGAGGAAGTTTTGCTGACTCATTAAAAGATTCACTTGCCTCTGTATTCCAATGGGATCGTGCCATGCTAGAAGGCGACACGAAAGAAAGCAGAGAATGGCGCGAAACAGTAGACGAATGGTGGGCAAATAAACTAGACATGCCTGACTTTACTCCACGACTTGCTCTACAAGTATGCGGCACAGATTTATGGCGTAATAAGTTTCACGACGATATATGGTTGTTAAGTTTAGAAAAGAAACTAACTACTGCTGAACACAACGTTATTATTACTGATACACGCTTTCCCAATGAGATTGATCTAATAAAAAGACTAGATGGAAAGATAATACGTGTAAAACGCGGTACAGAGCCCGAATGGTGGAGTACAGCAGTTGCAGATAATGCAGAGCGTGATGAACCTATGCATGAGTTAATGATGCCATTAGTGTATCCAAAAGTACATGCATCAGAATATTCTTGGGTTGGGTGTGATTTGGATTATACTATTAAAAACAATAGCACTCTGCAATCGCTTGAAGAATCAGTTAAAGCATTGTGTTTAGAAATCAGGAATTAAATCACCCTGCTTCCATCCCTTACCAGTAGCGTATAATAATCTATGACAGTTAGCGCAAACTGTTTTTAAATTCTTCCAATTATTATTTTTCCTATCTCCGTCTTGGTGATAAACATCTAGTTGTACTGTGTGGTCTGCTTTAAAGCCACACTTTTCACAGTAGTTTTTTTTATTATATCCACTAGACTTCCAATTTGTCTTGGGTGTGGTTCGAAGTTTTTTTGCTTTTCGAGCGCACTTATCACACCTTGATCTGTAATGCGGGTTGCCTTTTTTATAATAATTTATTGCTACTGGTCGCATACCGCAACGACAGAGCGGTCTTTCGCTATGTTTCACGAGAGTATTTATTTTTATGAACCCTTTTCTTTGCCCTTTGGGCACCTTCGTATGGCACTAAATTCCGGAAATCTAAATAAATATTGGTAACAAATACATCTATATAGATGTAGAATTTTAATTAAAATTTTATACGAGGAAAAAGATTATGGCTTTAGTATCTCCAGGTGTTGAAGTTACTGTAACCAATGAATCCGCGTATGTTACATCAGATCCAGGTACAGTTCCACTAATATTAGTAGCAACTGCACAAAATAAGTTACAAGCTTCTGGATCAGGCACAGCATCCGGAACAACAGCGGCGAATGCCGGCAAGGTTCAGCTACTTACTTCACAACTAGAATTAGCTACAACATATGGTACTCCTACTTTTTATAGTAGTACTTCTGGAACAATGTTGCATGGCTATGAATTAAACGAATACGGCTTACATGCCGCGTATTCATATTTAGGTATTGCTAATAGAGCATACGTGTTAAGAGCAGATATTGATTTAAGCAAATTAACAGGCTCTGCAACGGCGCCAACAGGTACCCCAGTTAACGGCACACATTGGTTAAATTTAACAAATACAGTGTGGGGTTTACATGTATGGAATGCCACAACAGATACATTTACATATACAATACCTAAAATTTGTGCTACAGAGCACACAGGTAGTCCATCCTATATTCCAAATGCTTCATTTGGTTCTATAGGTGATTACGCAATTGTTACAGCAACAACAAACAATGCTGTATATTATAAAAATAGCAGTAACACATGGGTAGCAGTTGGTTCAGGTACTGCAACTGACTCTCCACATTCTGAAGCAACAAGAAATGCATCATGGGCATCAAGTTTCCCAGCAATTTCAGTTACACCAAGTGCGGTGAACATTGGTGACGCGTTTAGTATCAATGGTACAACTATTACATTTACTGGTACAGGCGTTGCTGATATTGTTAACAATATTAATACCACGTTTGACGGTCTTGCAACTGCAAGAAAGGGTGTTCAGGCATATAACAATAGTGGTGTTTTAGAAATATATATTATTGGTTCATCAGCCGCAGGCGGATCCGCTGATAGATCTGCTATTTTTGCAAACGTTTCAGGTACTGCACTTGCAGACATGGGCATAACTGCCGATACCTATTTTGGTCCGTTGATGAGCGAAGCATCATATACATCTCCGCCACCTTGGACACCAGGCGCCGCAAACGAAGCACCGACTGGTAGTATGTGGGTTAAACTTGATGGCAATTTAGGCGGATCTAACGGTAATAATATTAAATTTAGAGTATATTCATCAACAACTGGGTTATGGGAAGCAAAAGCCCCAAGCGTTTATGATAGTATAACAGTCGCTACAACAAGTTTAGGTGGTACTGATCCAAGAACTATAACAGTAGGCTCGATAATGGTTGATACTGATGTTGATTCAGTGGATGAAGTAACATTTAAACCATATCGACGCAAGTCGGCCGGCGAGCTTGTTGTTACTGGT